TTAATAAGATTTTCATGTATCATGGTTTCCATAGTCTGAGTTCCCCATACAATACCTTGATGTAGATCTGTAATCTTTAAACCCCAATTCTTATTATAGAATTGAAATAAGATCTGGTCTAATGATTTAGTCATATGGTAAACACTACCGGGTTGTGTAGGATACAAGACATCCACATCTTTACCAGTAGAATTGACTTTCATATTCAAATAACCTTCTGGAATATCTCCAAAATCTTTTGAATATCCATAGACACCCATAGTACCAAGATGGACTAGATGAATATCTGAATCAGTATCTACAATAGCATTCAATACATTATGAGTTGTTGTAATATTATTGTCGACAGTATAGCGGCGTTCTTTTTCACTAATCATAGAATATGGTGCAGCTCTCTGCTCAGCAAAGTGAACAATAGCATCCGGTTTCCATTGTTCTATTTTTTGTTGGAATAGATAATATTCTTTTGCAATGTCACAATGGAAAAAATCAATATAGCCACCTTCATGTTGGTCAGCAATATAGTAATTAGCGGTATTGATTCGATCTTCAATTGAAGCAATATCGGTCAATGAATTACTGGATAGATCACTATCAATTTTACGTCTAGATAGATTATCAATAATTAAAACGTCATGGTAGCTCATAGCAAGTTTTAGAGCTGTTGGCCAGCCACAAAACCCATCACCACCTAATACTACAATTCTCATTCAATATCCTTCATTAACTTTTCTACGTTTTCACCACGTTCAGGTAATAGATCTTTTAGAAAGAAATGAACGAAGTTACATTCTTGGATTTTTGTATTAGCACTATAAAGACCATTCCATTTCCAATCCAAATTTTTAATATTCATTTTTTCTTCACGGATCCAAGTATTCAGTAGTGTTTGATCTGTTGACCATTTCCACGGACCAAGGCCATCAATGAATGGCTTAAATCTTGGTCTGCTTAGAAATTGTTTTGGAGTTTCGCCATTTAAATATTTCTCAATGGATTTATTGAGAACCATGACACCCATATTCATAAACTCAGCGCCGAGGATGTTCCATTTCCAATCTACGTTTTTGATTGTTCCATATTGCATACGAGAATAGTTTGAAATCTTTTGCTTATACTTTTCAGTGATAGGCATATCTCTTTCAATTACGGCACCAAAATCGTAATCAAGTGGTACATCATCAAATATAGAATCAGTAACTTCAGGGCGTATAAAGACGTCAGCGTCAATAACAGCCACTTGATCGTATGTTTTAAGATATGTGAAAGCGTTTTCTTTTTCATAGATCGGAAGAAAACCTCCGTACTTCATATATGATTCGTTTGATCTGTTAGTCTGAAAAATATCAGGCTTAATCATAAGAATAGGTTGTCGTTGAATGATATGATCTGCGCCAATATGTTTTGCATATTCTGCTACACTGGATGTGCAATGATCGTATAGCTTAGATCGTTTACCGGTGTAAACTTGATATATCAAAGTCTTCATAATCTAATCCTACATAATTTCTATTTGGGTTCTTATGGTCTATTGTGTTTAACCCATCAATATTTATCTGCTCAATATAATGATAGTCGTTCATGATAGTTTGACGTTTATAGTTCATATTAACTCCAAGATGGCCGTCACTGTTTTGAGATATCGGCTTCGCAACACAATTTGCTACTAATCTTTGCGCAACTACCGGAGTTATATAATAACCGGATCCTGGAGCCATGTGAATCCCTTTTGCCCTTCCAAAGTCTCTGTTTATAAAGGATAAAAATTTATATCCTTCATTTGACATATCAGGTAAAGGTTTAACTAATTTCGAATCATGCTCTAATATTATAATTGGTTTATTTTCTGTTATACATTTACACCACAATTCAAAATGACTATACCATACTGCTTTTTCGGTGGATGTAAATTCTCTTTCTCTTCCAGTTGTCTTTCTTCCAAACTCTAATTTATGCTTTTTATATAAATCTTTTGGCGTTACTGCATCAAAGATTTTTACATTATAATCTTTCCAGCTTGGAAGAACTTCTCTCATGTACATCTGAGAAACGGGATGTTCCTCCATAGCTATCATGTATATATTTAGACTTTGCATACCGATAAGTATTTGTATTTTTCTTCATTTAATGCAAGTTGAGCTTCATTATAATATTTAATCATGAAATCGTTCATATCAAGAAGAATCGTGGCATTTAAAATTTTATCTTTAAATAAAGATCTAGCTAATAAAGGAGTGATATACATCCCCGCCTTTGCATCCGCTCTTCTTTCGTTATTTAAATTAAAATTATATCCAATAATTTCAAAATTAGATGATTCTATATCTTTAGGTATGTCTTGAATTAAAGAATGTCCAGCAAAAGTAATAATTACTGGAGTTTCTTCTTTTCTTATTTTTCTTAAGATATTAGTGAAAGAATACCATTTAACTCTTTCAGCATAAAGACGAGCGTCAAGTTGAAATTGTCCACCAAATCTTAATTGGTATCCGTTATCTGCTGCGGGATCAGCATAAGGCTGATACTTAATATCGCTGTAACCTAGTCGTTCAAAAGTATTTTTGGTTTTTAGTTTATTTACTTGTCCGTCCATACTTTCTGGATTAAAAATTATATACACCTTTGTGTCTTTACGCAAATGAAATACTTCTTCTACACTCATCTGTAATCTTCCAAATTAAATTTTGTTCCATACATTTTGTAAAGATCTCGTTCATGGTTAGTGTATACTAAAACTTCAGGGTCGTCAATTAAAAAATCACAGTCGTTACAATAAGAAGGCCAATTACCCATCTCATGATCTTTACGTAACTGGTTATATTTATCCCCGTACCAAACCTCTTCTATCGTATTCTTTGATAAATGTCCTAAGACAGCTTCATCATCTCTTCCAAGTACTTGGCAACAAGGATGAACAGCTCCAGTGTTACCACCAATACCGCCACTACGTATAACGATGTCAGGGCTGAATGGTCGACCACAAGTTTTCTTTTTGCCTTGTCTTTCATATTCTGGATCATACACACCACTCCAGTTGTGCATCTTCCAAATTTCAGTAGCAACATTTGCAGACTTTACAATCTTACGATATTGTTCAACTTCATAATCAATATTTTCATTATCTAAAATCAAATGATAAGTTGCTACAGTACAATCTGATTTAGTACGTACAACATAGCGTTTCATTTCGTGTAGATTTGAAATAACTCTATAGAAGTTATCACTATTCATCCATTCTTTATATGTGTCATAGTTATAGCCAACAATCGAGAAACGAAAGAAATCTAATCCAGCATCAACGCACTCTTGCATAAAGTTGCCGTTCATTCTATAACCATTTGAAAAGATTACAGCCTGAGCACCATACTTTTTTACAACAGCAATATACTCAGGAAGATCTAGAGAAATAGTAGCTTCTCCAGATCCATCTAAGTTTACAACATTTAATCCTGCTTCGGCGCATTGAGCAACATAGTCTTCAAATTCTTTCAAAGGCATTTTACGCATCCAATCTTTACCACGAGCTCCAGTAGTTCCGTCTGGATGAGTTTGTGGACACATCTGGCATGTATAGTTACAACCACCTTGTATTTCAATTACTGCTCTGTCTATATGCATTTACCATCCATTCACAAATCTATTAAAAACGTTTTTATAATTTTCTGCTTTTTCTGTAGCTGATTCTATCATATATTCTAGCTTATGTAAATCCCTTTGGATAAAAAAGTCTCCGTCTTTTATCCACAATGCTGCAGGAGTATGCCAGCGAGTAATGTTACTATCACTAAAAACAATGTGAGGTTTAAAGAAATTCTTTGCTATGTAATGCCACATACCTTCATATGATATGCAACACTCACATGTTCGAATATGATAAACAGCTTCTGATATGGGAGTTCTATATCCTATTTCAACTACATCATAACCAAAGTCTTGTAATCTATCTATAAGTCTCTGCCACTCCCAATCTAACATTGGAAGTTTATATCCAGTTAGTTGTTGAGCCGCATTAAATGTAGGTCTCCACAAAACGATCTTACCATATCTTGGTGTAGTATTCAGTGTAGGATCAAATGACCAGTATCTGTAGAATTCAGAATTACTTCTTCGAGTAACGCCAAAATACTTTTTTCCATAGACTTTAAAGTCTTCACTATTAAAGACATGTTCAATATGAACCATATCTTTCCACATATAGAACTGGTTAATATATTTTACTCTAGCATCAACTGATTCTGGATCTTCGTAGTGATAGTAATGGTCTTCTGGAAAATGATAATGAATTTGTAGCTTTGTTGGTTTTTGGTTTACAAAGGCTCGCATATAAGCGATATTCATACCATACATTGAATCACCAATGCCAACTGTAGTTTTCCAACGTATGTTATCTACGCCGTAGTTATCTCTCCAGTTTTTTACCCAGTGATTCCAAAGATCCATGATATAGGCTAATCTCTTTTGCTAGTTCCAACGCTTCATTAAAGTTCTTTCGGAACCGATTGTTCTTATGCCCATTATTTATAAAATAGTTAAGACTGTCAATATCGCTCTCATAGTTAGGTAAGTCAAAGGTTTTGCGATATGATACTAATTGTTCATACTGGTATCTTTTGGATAGAGCATCAAAGATTGTCATAGTTACCTTCCATTTTAAATAAACCCATGATTCCTGGAGATCGAGCAAAGTACTTTTGCTCAGAGCTATATTTTTCATTTGTATAAAAATAATATTTGGGATCATATTTTAAATCCCATAGCTTATAAATCTGTTTGCTAGCTCGCCTTACATCATTTAATTCAATATTATCTACTAACAAGTATCGAGGTTTGATTTTTAAACATGAACGGATATCTTTTGCTGGTGAATCACCCATATGATAGCCATCAACAAAAATAAGATCGATATCAGAATGTCGGTACTCGTTATCCCATATTGCTTCTTTATAGAATTTAAACTGTGGATAGTATTTCTTTATTTGTCGTGCATTAGTCGCAGATACGTCACTGGGATCATAGCTTTCTAAAGATTCTAAATTTTTAAATACGTTCATCATCACTAAAGATGCATGGCCAGCAAACATACCTATTTCAATAACCTTTTTTGGATTTATAATCTCTTGCATTTCTATCCAAGGATTAATCATATCCGGATTATTGAGATCAGTACCACCCCATGTATCTTTAGGGTAGCGTATATAGTGGTCGTCAATGTTTAAAAGATTCTTCGCCATATTTTTCTATTAATTCTCTATCAACTTTATAACTTACATTAGTTGCTATAATTGTTTTTCGTGTATTACTTTTTATAATAGGAGATCTATGTACTAAAAAAGTTGGAAAAAATATCAACTGACCTTCTTTTAATTGCATATCATAATTTAAAAATTCAGTAGCTTCTGATATTTCTGGAAGTTCTAAATAATATACTACTGCCCAATGGCCACTATGTTGGTGCCACCCAAAATCTGTGTTTTGAGTATATTGTTGAAACCACAACCTTTGTAGTTTTTCTAGCCCTAAGCCATACAATTCGCCAATTTCTGTAACATATGGATATGTAACTTGTTCAAACAGTTTTTGATATGTTCTTGGCTCATCTAAAGGAAAATCATACAGATAACCTTTTCCATTTGGCTCTATATTATTTTTCTCTACCATCTCTTCTATAGATTTCAAAAGCAGAGGTTTATACTGCTCATGACCTTCTACATCAAACACATGGACATGATCTGGAAGTTTAGGCTGATTCGCCTGTGATGTATTCATATAAGTATTTCCATTTACTAAATGTTGGAAAGTCTTCATTATGCATGTTATGCGCGTGTTCTACAACAACACTTTCTAATCCTAGACGATCTCCAAGTTCAGCATTTTCTAGTTTATCTTCAATCCAAACTAAACCTGTATCAGCATAAGGAGCAAGAACATTGTCTTTGTCAGCACCGGTATCTTCAAAGATAAACTTAGTAAATGCAGTTTCGCCAAAAAGCTTTTTTGTATTTTGGATACGAAGCTTTTGAGCTGATTCATCTTTGGATAGAGATGTAATCATATGGAATGTGTAACCATGTTTACGGTGTAGTAGATCTACGTAATACATAGCATCACGTAAAGGTGGTAGAAAACCAATGGATGCAGATTCATTAAACATCTTACACATTAGCTTTTTTGTTTGACGATCTAATCCGTACCGATCACCCATATCATAACATTCTTCGCCGCCATCAACCATTTCATAGCCGTGGCTTTGCATCCAAACATTAAAAGCGTACTCCCAATTCATGAGTACGCCATCGCAATCAGTAAGAATTACCTTGTTTAAGTTGTTCATCATTATATTCTCCTTCATTATATTGGTATTCTACCATACTTTGAAGGGAATGTACAATGTTTTTTTCACTCTTTGCTTCTTTTATTCTGAAATCTTTCTCTTGAGAACGAGTCTTATTTCTACCACGTTTTTTATTGCGGGGGTCAAATCTAGAATATTTTGCCATGAGCCTTTCCTAATAACCTAGCATTTCTTTTGTCATAATATAATCTCGGACAAAGTCAGACCTTACGATGTCTTCCCATCCGAAGTTCACTATTGTAAAGTTTCTTAATTGTTCTACAATCTGTAAGAACTTTACGATCCCTTGTTTATCATCATCAAATTTAAAATCACTCTGCTTGTAATCGCCGCAAAATATAATCTTACTATGGCGGCCAACTCGAGTAATTACAGAATCTAATTCATGAAAGTTTAAGTTTTGCATTTCATCTACAACTATGATTGTATTATCAAAGGTTGTTCCACGTATGAATGACGTTGATTCAAATTGAATCTGGTTTGCTGTAACCATTTTACTATATGATGTTTTGTCTCCAAACAATTCACAACATATAGATTTATATGGCGTAGTAAATGCTTCTTCTTTTTCAGCCTTTGTTCCTGGTAAGAACCCCATGTCTCTGGTAGGAACCATTGATCTTAGAATTACTAGTTGTTCAAATTCTGTTTCTTTATCTAATACATCTTCAAGAGCAAGATAAAGAGCCATAAAGGTTTTACCAGTGCCGGCTGTACCAGTTAGCACTAAGTTATCACCTTCATCCCAGGCTGAGTATGCATTTTCTTGATTTTTAGTAAGTGGATCAAATTGGAGGAGATCGTCCAATCTAACCGTCATAGAATTATTGACAGTTTTTTGTCGTTTCATTATGTGTTCATTTTATTACGAGGAGAATTTTTAGAAATTTTACCAAGAACATCTTTCCATCCGTCCCCAGCTTTGTTAACAGTCATTCCATGTTGACTAATAAATTTTGCGGTGGCTAATTTCTGAGTCCACTCTCCTGTGGCTAAGATTTCTTCTCGTTCCGCTAAGGAAAGAATCATTTCTTTCTCTTCACCGGTCTCATTATTAATCATTGTATATGATGGCATTTGATTTGTGTGGGGGACCGAAGTCCCCCTTATCCTTTCCTATGAAACTTGTTCCAATCTTGATTCTAGAAAATCACGTTTTCGTTTTAACTTAGAAAGCAGGTCTTTATTATTTTTTTGTTTTACCCTCTCCATATAATTAGTTAATTCCAATAAATCGTTTTTAAGTCTATCAAGTTGGATTTTACTCATTTATACTCCTATTTAAAGTTATTTGAGAATTAAGTTTGGAAATGCCTCCTGTACTAGTTTCTTGGTAATACCCTTAATTGGCATCTTTTTGTTTATCATACCAACAAGGAGCTCTGCATCTCGAGGATGAACTGACTCGAGAATATCTAAAAACATTTTTTCTCTTTTTGGCTTGAGCATACGCTGTCCTGGACCACCTTTGACAAAATAAGCAAGCTTCTTATTATGTTGAGTCCAGTTTGATGGATGCGATTCAGCTGCGGCTGGTTCATAAGGAACTTTACCTTCAGGTAATAGGAATACAACGGCCTCGTCAAACGTACCACGTAGTACATCTTTGAGAGCCCAGTTGTTCTGTTGCTGTTTGAGGAGTTCGACTTTCTCAGCCTTTGTTTTTGCTTTGGCAACTTTTTCAAGTATTTCAAAAGTATAAAATTTGGTTTTGTTTACCATCTCAAATGAAGTCCTTTACGTCTTCTAATAATCTACGACATCTCTTTTCAACCAAGTAATTAAAGACCTTTTTCCGGTTCTCCCATTTATCTTGATTATTATAACTATATATAATTTTCTCTTTTAGTTCCTGAGGTGTAGATTCAAGATCAATCATTCTTCGATTACGTTGGATATTACGCATAACTTCAGGGCCTTGAGATGATGGATCTTCCATCAAAGCTTCTAATATAGGTTTTCTTAACGGTGTCTGGCGAGTACCGTCAACAAATACATTATCACCAGAAAGCACATTAGGTACTCCATCTGAAGTATCTCCTTTCAGGATAAGTTCTAAGAGTTGCTTACGTGGATGTTCAACCTTGATAAACTTTTTAGTCATAGGAGAGAACTGAGCAACATTAGAATATTTTTGTAGTTGTGCAAAGTCTTTGTCTGCAGAGATAATCATTACTTCTTCATGATTACCAAACTCTTGTGTATTTTCAACAAGAGCAGCAATGGCGTCATCAGCTTCACAGCCATCAACTTTAATGGTTTTATAAGGGAAGTATTCACCAAGCTCATCCCATACCATATTAATCACACGAAAGATTTCATTCCAATCCATCTTGGATTCTTTACGGTTTTTCTTACGTGATGCTTTGTACTGAGGAAACACCTGATAACGCCAGTTATTACCAGCATCACCAGTGATTACAACTTCACCATACTTATCTTTAAATTTTGTACGATACATACGAATTGAATTGAGAATCATATGGCGAATCAGGTTCTCATCAATATCAAGCTTTTGAGTTACAATGTTGCTGATGGCAATCGCATTGTAGTCAATAATAATCATTACATATCTCCTTTATGTTAGATCTATTCTAACACATCTTCATCTGATTGTAAACCTAAAATATGCTTTCTATGAATTTTTCCACCAACAAATGCGTTATAGTATTCATCTGGTTTTAAGAGTACATCATATTCTAGTTGATACTTCATTTCATAATAAGAACATTGACCTTTTGTCTTACAAAGCTTTAAGATTTCTCTATGGTAATTGTCAGCGCCTTTTTCTTCTACAAGTTGCTGGACTTCTTTACTCGAACCAAAATACTTCCGCCAATCTGACTCAGCCCTTGTCCTGACTCTGCGTTTCCGTGTTTTTGTTTTTGGAAGTATCTTGGGTTTCCAGAAAAATTTCTTACCAATATATTTCATACCAGTATCTTTTTCTGTAATCATATAGACGAAGCCCTGGTACTCTTCAGGAGTTTCATCAAACTCTTTTCCATTATAATGCCACATAAAAAAATAGCCCCTTTCAGGGCTATTTATTAATCTTCTATCAGTTCAAAGACCGAATCTTCTCCACACATCGGACAAAATTGTGGAGTATTATCGTCTTCAACTACTACTTCTGTGACACTATCGCATACTTCGCATTCTGTCCAATATGTTTCTTCCATTTGATCTCCTTAGAAAGTAATTTCGCAAGCACCACCTTGACATGCCGTAGCACCCATTGTATCTATATCGGTAAAACGCTTTTCATTCAGCTGAGTTACGAAATCAACAGGTGAGAAGTTTTGCTGGATCTTTGTCCATTTGTGTAGTAGGAATACGTCTTTCAAACAATATTCGGCATCCTTTGTATCACCCATGAAATAGTTATCAGCAAACTTATTGAAACGACGAATCCATTCAGCACGAATATCTGATACCTCGCCACGCCATTCTTCTGGCATTTGAGCTACCTGACATGCTTCCCATAGATCTCTGAATCCTTGCTTACGAGTATCAACAATAAGACCTGATGCAAACAATGCAGCCTTACCATATTTCTCTACAATTTGATCCTGTGAAAGAACTTCGGTCATAGGAGCCTGAGCAAAGTCTTTATCGCCTGAACCAGACAAGAAGCTGATACCAGCAAACAAACCACGATTTTCAAATACATAGTCTTCAACCTGTGACCACATATGTGGTTGTACTGTTACAGTATTTGAAACATTGTGGCGAAGATCTGGATCTGCACAACGCTGTGGATTTGTACCAGCTTCAACCCAGTTTTGCTGTACTAGTTTTACTTTTTCTAGAAGTGCTGTACCATATAGATCTTCTTTATATAGAGAACCTTCCGGAGAAATAACTGGGAAAGCTACGCAATAATCTGTTTGACTTGCTGACCAGACTGATTCCTCAACCATGTAAGGATTTGACTGAGCGATGAGTTGTGCAACTTCTGACTCTTTATTCAACTGAACATGTCTTAGGTACATTGGAGCGT